TGGATGGTTGAGAAGTTCAAAGGTCTTATGATGCATATTGAGCGAGATGCAAATCAAATTGCAAAAGACACTCGCCGAGGAAAAGGTAATATCATTATCACATCTTCAGACGTTGCATCTGCTCTTCAGATGGCCGGAGTTCTTGATTATGCTCCTTCAATGAGTACAGACCTTAACGTTGACGAAGCATCAAACACTTTCGCTGGTGTATTGAATGGTCGTTATCGTGTTTATGTCGATCCTTTCGCTGATAAGAACGCAAAAGAGTACTACACAGTAGGTTATAAAGGTGCATCACCAATGGATGCCGGTATCTTCTACTGTCCATACGTTCCATTGCAAATGGTTCGTGCGGTTGATAGTGCTAGTTTTCAACCACGTATCGCTTTCAAAACACGATACGGAATGGTTGCAAATCCATTCGCAGAAGGTGGAGCAGCAGACGCTAATGGTTCTGGTGTTGGAAGTGGACGTATGACAGGTGACCTTGGAAATGCGGCTGCTCATAAAAATGTATATTACAGAAAGTGTCAAATTCAAAACTTGATGTAATCTGATACCTACATATAGTAGGGATTTTAAAAGGGAGAGGACAAAATCCTCTCCCTTTTTTGTTTATAGTCATTTTCTTGTGAGGATAATAATGATAGTAGTTATTGGAAATGGTCGTTCAAGGTCAGTATTCAGTTTAAATCAATTAGATAATCATATTTCATATGGTTGCAATGCTGTTTATAGGGATTACACTCCAACTTTTCTTGTTTGTGGTGATCATCCAATGACTTGGGACATATGTTATACTGGTTATTCTAGAGAAAATAAATGTTATTTTAAGACGTTTACTAAAATTCCTGCTTTAAATTATGAAATGATAAAAATGATGTATCCGGCAGGATTTAGAATATTAGAAACTACTCCACAAACTGACGAATTTGTTACTTTTCAAATTAATCCAACTGATATAGGAATTTATTGGGTTGATGAAAACGAAGAAACTAAAATGATGGAATGGTGGGGTGAACCAGACACAGAGGGTGAATATTCATATACTTCTGGTCATGCTGCACTGAAATTAGCTTGTATGATGAATCCTAAAGAAGACATATATTGTATTGGTTTTGACTATTACTTAGACAGAACAGCTGATAATATTTTTTTGGGAACAAGACATTACAGATATGCGACAGATGCAAATGAAGCGGACAAATATTTTGACAAAGCAGGCGACAGACATCTATGGATAGAAATGCATAAAAGAATTGAAGAAGAATACGATAACAGAATTTATCATGTTGGAAAACACTTGAACTACATAGAGTTTGAAGAATTACTGAATAAATAATAGTATGAGCGCATCAAACAAAGTACCCGAAAATCTAAATTATCTCTCTAATGTCAGTTTTCGTCTGACAATGGAAGATGCACCCCATGTAACTTGGTTCTGTCAATCCGCAAATATCCCAGGCGTTTCGATAGATGCAATAGAGATTTTTAATCCTCATGCAACTGTTCCAGTAAGTGGTGCAAGAGTTAGTTTTGAAGAATTATCTGTTCGTTTTATTGTAGATGAACACATGAAAAACTGGACTGAAATTTATGACCGAATCATAGCACTTGGACTTGCTGAAGGGCATGAAAAGTTTCGTAAACTTAAAGCGGGAGGGTCAAATCAAACTGCAAGAGGTGGTACAGTCTCAAACATTGTTCTTACACTTCTGACAAGTGCAATGAATCCTCAGATGGAGTTTCATTTTTACGATGCATTTCCAATCAATGTATCGTCTATTGAGTTTGACAGTTCTGTTGCAGATGTGGAATACTTTATTGCAACTGCTACTTTTCGTTATGTAAACTATGAAATCAAAAACCTACTTGATAATTGAACAAACTATATAATTCATGACAATTGATGAAATAATGACAATGTGGGAGAATGACTCTCATATTGATGACACAGATTTAGATAATGAATCTTTGAAGATACCAAATCTTCACCAAAAATACTTAAACATTTACAGTAAAGAGAAACGCAAACTCTCTGACTTAAAGACACACTGGAAGGTGTTGTTTCAACAAAGATGGGAAGTTGTGATTTCTAAAAGTGGTAAAGCTCCAGAACACAACATACGACTATCCAAGACGGAACTTGAGAAGTATTATGTCGCTGCTGATGAACCACTACAAAAAGCAGAAAAGATTCTTAACGAGCAGGAAGCGAAAGTAGAGTATCTGAGTAAGGTATTATCAATCATTGAAAACCGAAGTTTCCATATCAACAATGCAATAACTTGGAGGAAGTTTGTTGCTGGACTTGGATGATAATGGAATTGGAAATAAATTCAGTTGATAATGTCTTTATTCAAATCTCATGCGAACCATCTCTGAAGATGGAACTGAATCACTATTTTCGTTTTCGTCCAAACAACTATCAGTTCATGCCCATGTTTCGTGCGAAGAAATGGGATGGGTATGTTTATCTTTTCAATTACGATAATGGAAAGATATACTCAGGTCTAAAACAGGAGGTTTACAGATTTGCAAATGATAGAGAATATAAAATAAAAGATTATACTGTATCAAAATATCAACAAATTACAAACGAAGATTATTTTCAGTTTCTCACATCGTTTCCTTGTGGGTATAAGCTGAGAGATTATCAGAGTAGTGCAGTAAGATATGCGATAGACCAACAAAGATGTCTTTTACTTTCACCCACAGCTTCTGGAAAATCACTCATCATCTATTATTTGATGCGATACTACTTTCCAAGAAGGACACTGATAATCGTTCCAACTCTTTCACTTGTAAATCAAATGTATTCTGACTTTGATGCTTACGCAGACAAAGATTTTGAAGTGAAAAATCATGTCCATCAAATCTATGGTGGACAGGAGAAGGAGTCAGACAAGGAAGTAATCATCTCAACTTGGCAATCATTGTACGAACTCAAGAAACCTTTCTTCAATGATTTTGAGGTGGTGATTGGTGACGAAGCACATCTTTACAAAGCAAAGTCACTTACAAAAATAATGAAAAATTTAGTGAATGCTCCTTATCGTATCGGAACAACTGGAACATTAGATGAAGTAGAGGTACACAGGTTGATTCTCACAGGACTTTTCGGACCAGTAAAGAAGGTCACGACAACAAAAGAACTTATCAAGAAGAAGACACTATCAGAAATAAACATTCGGTGTTTGGTTCTAAAGTATTCCAGAGAGTCTGCTATGATCGTGTCAAAACTGAACTATCAAGAAGAGATTGATTTTTTGGTAAGTAATTCTGAGAGAAATAAGTATATATGTAATCTCGTAGACGGATTGAGAGGCAATTCACTCGTATTATTTCAATTAGTAGAAAAACATGGCAACATTCTGTATGATATGTTGCAAGATAAACTGGACAACTCAAGAAGAGTGTTTTTTGTATATGGAGGTACAGATGCAGAGTCAAGAGAACAGGTCAGGTCTATTATTGAAACTGAAAAGGATGCAGTCATTTGTGCTTCTTATGGGGTATACTCTACCGGCATCAATATTAGGAATTTGCATAACATTATCTTTGCTTCTCCTTCTAAATCACGCATCAGAAATTTACAATCAATAGGAAGAGGTTTGCGAAAGTCAGACACGAAGTCATCGGCTTCACTTTACGATATCGCAGATGACCTAACATTCAAAGAGAGGAAAAACTATACACTCAATCATTTTATGGAAAGAGTTAAGATTTACAGTTCAGAACAATTTCCATATCATATATACACCATACCAATCAAAGGATGAATATGGACTCAAGCATTAAATACGTTAAACTTTCCACAGGAGATGAACTTCTCACAATTTTGGAGAAACCAGAGGGAGGACTTTTCCATTTCAAACATCCAATCAAAATATCCCACATCCTAGACGAAGACGGCGAAGATGGTGTGCGATTTACCAAGTGGATTCCATTTACAGAAGACCACTCCGTACCAGTATCCGCCAAATACATCGTCACCATGGCTTCTCTTTCAAAGAAAATGGGTGAAATTTACGATGATATTCTAAAAGAAGTGAACGAACATCAAGAAGATTTCGTATCAGAAGAGATGCTCAAGAACATGATGATGAACTAGTATTGTCTGTATATACTATTATTCTTAAAGACTACAGTCTTATTATATCGTCTATGGCATAAATGTCAAGTAA